CGGACGCTCCGCTGGCACTTGGCTTGACCAGGACTTCACGGCGGAGGTTGGCTCGCGCCGAGTAGGTGTGCAGATCTGTCTCCCAAGCCCGCAGAGTTTGTCAGACCTTGACGGCAGAATCCAGACATAGGCCGCTCGACATCTGCAGGGAGGTAGTGGTGATCGGAAGCTGGGGCAAGTCATGGGGTGGGTAAGAGGGCATTTCAGGCGGGTTCTACTTGACCAGCTCCTCGTCGCACCGACTCTGTATGAGGCCGAAAATCGGTTCGCGGCTGCTGGCGAAAAAATCTTGAGCGGTCGGCACTGTGATTCGTTGCCGTTCCGCCTCTTTGGCGACTTCAATGCCACATGGCGGGGCCGTAAACCTATAGAAAGTCTCTAATCACCTCCAACGACAATGGATTTCACGGCACGAGCCTCCTCGAATAAGCGAGGGCATATCCGCCCTCCCCGATCGAGGAGGGCGTCACATGCCTACATTCACCGAACCCCCGCAGTCAGCGCAGGAGCGCTGGAGGCCCATCCCGAACCACACCCACTACTGGGCAAGCAACCAGGGCAGGATCTGGTCCGCTCGCGCTGGCCGGGTACTCAAGCCGGATACCGCATCGCGGCGTTATCACCGGTACGACCTTCGTTGCGAGAACGGCAAGCGCGTACGTCGCGACGTCCACCACCTGGTGGCCAGCGCATGGCTGGGGGAGCGTCCTGAGGGACTGTGGGTCCTCCACGTTGACGACAACCCCGATAACAACGCGGCGTCGAACCTGTATTTCGGCGACGCGTCGGACAACTTGTACGACCGCGTGGCCAATGGGAATCACCACGAGGCAAACAAGACCCATTGTCCCATCGGGCATCCGTACAACGACGAGAACACCCACCATTACCGGGGCAAGCGGCATTGCCGAGCCTGCCGCCGCGTCGCAGCCAAGGCGGCGTCGGAATGAGCATCTGCGATTCTTGCGGCCAGGCCGTTGAGGAGCTGGAGTGGGACCCCTGTGCCGTCCGTGAAGGTGCCGGATCGCTGGAGCACTTGATTTTCGGCGATGTCCTACAGGCTGGCCTCTACGCGATCCACCCGACAGCGCGCCCCGAGGATGACGAGGACGCCTGGACAGTTTCGCACGGCCTGTCAGAAATTGGGCGATACCCGTCGGTTTCGGCCTGCCGTTGGGCTGCCGAGTCCCATCATCACGCAGAAGAATGCCCACACGCCACGCCTCTTATTTCTCGGAAGCCATGGTGGAAGAGCTTTTTCACGTAAGTGGACTTTAAAGATGTTGTGAGGCAAGAAGACTCAGACAAATCCCAGTTCAAAGGGGGTAAGATTGTCCCAGGAAGAGAGAAACCCCCCGGAAAAACCGGGGGGCTCCAATGTCTCAGCAGGGACATATCAACAGAAAGTTGATAGATGAAGTCTAGCACGGAATCACATTTCCCGAACCTGTTGGGTGGCATGCTTTTCGAGTCTGGACAAGAGCACGTCGACTGGCTGCTTGATAAGCAGCTGGTGGACCAGGCTGCTCAACGACTCGCCCTCAGCTTCCCCGAAGCCACCACAGCCAGGCATGCGACTGCTCGTGCGATCGTTGCGTTGTCGGCGGTCTGTGCTGCCAAGCGGGGCCATTCAACACGGATCTCTCGCGCCCAGACGTATTACGCAAGGCCCGCTCGGTACAAGGACGATCCGGCGCACGAGACCTACTACTTTGTGGTCCCCGGTGTGGACGCACTTGTCGCCGAAGGGTTCCTTGATCAAGAGCTGGGATACCACCGAGTCGGCGCTCCCGGTGTCCAGACCGCCATCCGCCCCACCCAGAAGCTCCGAGATCTGCTGACAGATCTGGTCCCCGCTGATGCGGAGCGCCCGTGGCACGATGTCAAAGAGCTTGTGGTGCTGCGGGACAAGGCCGGACGCCCCATCGACTACTCGGACACCGAGACCACTCGCCGCTGGCGTAGGCAGGTCCAGAGGCTCAATGCAGGGTACGCACAGCTCGACATCATCGATCAGAACGGGAAGCCCTACAAAGTCCCGCCCATGCGCCGAATCTTCAACCTGGACTTCGGCAGAGGAGGTCGGCTCTATCACGCAGGGGCCTCCTATCAGAACTCGAAGAAGGAATGGCGGCAGACTCTCCAGATCCGGGTAGGCGACACCTACGAGCCTGTCGTGGAAATCGACTTCAAGGCCATCCATGTCGTGCTGGCGTACAGGGAGGTCAAGAAGGAATGTCCCCTGACCGATCCCTATGAGGTCCTGGGCTTCCTACGACAGCACGGCAAGATCATGCTCAACATCGCCTTCAACGCCAAGCACGAGGTTGCGGCAGTTCGGGCATTCGTCCAGTTCCTCAAGGAAGACTCGGGACTCAGGGAGCAGAACCCGGCTCTGACCAACGACATCAGGAAGCTGCACGTCTACGCCAAGGAATTGCTTGCGGCACTCAAGCTCAAGCACAAGCCGATACGCAAGCTCCTCTGCTCAGATGCGGGGGCACGGTTCCAGAAGATTGATAGCGATACAGCAGTAGCCATCGCTCTGGAGATCCAGACCCAGACGGGGATCACGCCGCTTGTGGAACACGATTCGTTCATCGTTCCTGTATCCATGGCAGGTCTGCTGGCACGGGTCATGAGGGACAAATCAAGGAGGTACGGGGACACGGAGCAAGGATTCAGATCGCTTCTAGTCGAGACGATCAGGGACCCGGATACCAAGGAGAAAGTTCACAGGGAGGTTCCCGACCCGGACAAGAGAAAGAACCAAGGGCCCCACCGCCCAGGACCAATGGAGTTGAAACTCGCTGACCTGGAGAAATGGGACAAGAAGGAATTCCCTGAGAGCCCTGAAAACCGCGCCCTAAGGGCGTCGGAAAGGCCCCGTTCCCGTGACGGGGACCCTCCCATCAACAAGGCGGGTCCATGAGCCTGTCGAGAGGTCGTGAAATGTCTCTACGAGAGCGCCAGTCATTCGAAGAGCCGGAGCCACAGATGGATTCGGTGTGGGTTCCGATTTCCTCACTGCCGGTTTTTGTCAAGGACAACCACCGGATGGTGGGGGAGTCCGAGTGAGCGTGGTCGACTCGTTCTACTTGGATAAGAGGTCCCAGCTGCTCCTGCGGGATGAATTACGCAGTGTTCCAGCACTTGTGGAGGATCTGCTGGTCACCCTCACCCGGCAGGCCAGGATCCAGAAGATTGGTCTGGGCAAGCCGCGTCGGCAGCGGCCCGAAAGTCGAATACCGTTCCACCTCGGCGCGTCCGAGGCATCCGATGCCTTACACAACTGCCTGTCTACCTGGGTCAGGTTGGTGTGCGAGCAGCGGGCCATTGCCTACAGGGAAGCCGGAGACATTGTGACCCTTGCCCGTTGGTTGCGCCGGAACCTGGTGGCCCTGGCGCTCACCGAGGGCGCAGGAGAGGCCTACGCGGACATCAAGGCCGCAATCGACGAGTGCCGTAAGCAGATCGACTTACCCCCAGAAGACGACATCGTGATCGACAAAGCCCGCGTCCAGGCTGCCAACAAGTCGGTGGTGACTCTGTCCACCATCGGCCCCATCGCCAACCGGATTGGAGTGCTGGGGAGGGGGTTGAATAGGGACAGGCTCCGATACCTGGAGAAGACCGGCAAGGTCCGGCCCTGCGGTGAAGACCCCGACACCGGAACGCAGTTCTTCCGACTGGGTGATGTCCTACACGCACACAACGACAGAACGAAGGTCAAGCGCTCGGGTGGGGCTAGCTAGGTTGGGTGGTCCCCAGCGCATGCGTGGTGGCCATTTTGTCGAAGTGCCTTCCATTCCCAAGTCGGCAGCTAGGATTTGTAGTGTGAGTCGCCGCGTCCCATTTGAGACACCAGCACCCGTTTTGCATTATGCAGGGTTGACGGTGGAGATCAGCGAAAACGATGTCAGAGAACTGCTAGGGGCGATGGAGAGCGTGAATCGCGGAGTCAGTCACGTTGTCACCGTCAAGGGTGGATGGACGGTGCTTGTTGGCCCCGGCGTGCCGATCGCCTTGCATGTGCCTGACCAGTGGGGAGCCTAGTCGGCCAGACCTGCCGCAAACAGCCCTGACTGTCCGCACGCGGTCGAGGCTTCTTTGTTGTCGGACCTCCGGCGTAGAACCAACACATGGCACGACCTCCGCGTGATCGATTCCCTAACGCCTTCGTAGGGGACTTGGTGCGCAACGGTCGTGGATGGACCGTAGTCAGCCCGCTGTACTGCCCTGAGTGGCACTCCATCGATGAGCCTGGATGGAAGCAGCGTTGCCGTCTGTGCGCGTGCGGCGGCAAGCATCACATCTTCACATGCCACTGCGGCGCAAGCATTTACGCACCTAAGCTTAGGCCGGGTTGCCGAATTCTCAACGGCCCCGAATCTTCCCACGAATCCGATAGGCGTTGATCTAGTTTTTCCCATACCCGCGTGCTAGGCTTCGCCTGGCGGACGTGTCAGCCCCAATATCCGCAGCCCCGAGCCGAATCCGGCCGGGGTTTTTCTTTGCCCAGAATCCATACTCTCCCTCGTATTCGCCAAACTCTGTGGCAGAGGTATGTTTCGGCGTTAGTGACCTTGAAAGACCCAGGGGTACAAATCATTCCAGAACACCTCGGAGTCCAACTCGCCCTCTTCACCGAAGATGAGCTGCTGAATGGAGGCCCGTTGATGACCAACTCCACCAAGGTCCCTATTCATCCGATCGCCAGGTTGTGGTTGCGCAGATGCAGGGCCATCGAACGCGGAGATACGGACAGCGCTCAGTCGTTCATGAACGCCATCGACAGCCTGCTTGATGCCCAGCTGCACAAGGAGAATCAATGACGAGTATCTCGACGGCGCTCAACCGGCATTCAGGGCCTGCATGCTGAGGCCCGTCAGTTTGAGCACCAAGTCCATAGCTTGGGCGTACTCGTTATCGCCCGAACTTGCCTGTGCAGTCGTTGACGGCTTGGGTGGCTCCGGTGTGATCGTGCATTCCGTGATCTTGAGTTCTTCTACCGAGAATCCCGGTCCAACGTGTTGACACCACTGTTGGCTATGTTTCGTGCATTCCGGGCAAAACTGCACGAAGTGCTTTTTGATGTCTTCGGGATGCCCCAACACGGTATAGAACGTGCGTCTCTCCAGCATCCGCGATGACACTTTCATGCTGCTGCCGTTCCGTCGCAGACGGTTCATCGTGCGCTGCGCGTCGTTCATGGCTTGCTGAGGACCAGTTAGCTGCACCATCGCAATGTGACTCATATCGGGCATCTTCCCACTACCCTCTGACAGTCCACGGCAGTCCGCTCGTGAGCGTGGGCGGGCGGATCGGCTACACCTCAACGGCGACAGGGCGCAGTTGTCACGACGGAGGGAACTCCGGGAATGACATTGAGGCGAACTTCATGAACAGGTCCATCGCCCGGTCGAAGTCATCCTGTTGCGGAACCATCACATAGGTCGGCTGTTGTTGCTGCCTAGCCGGTTTGGGTGGTGATGGCATGACGGAACAGTGCGTGATCTTGATTCCGTCAAGAATCGTATCCGGGATACTCAACTTGCTGCCGGGACCGAGATGCTCACAGTGGCGGCCATGGTAGCCACATGTGCGGCACAACGCCGCCAGTCTCTGGTCGAGCACATCCGCATCACCGGTCAGAGTAAAGATCGTGCGATGCTCTGAACTACGGGCGGCTACCTCTAGGCCGCCCCAATCTGTCGACAGTGCGCTCACGATTCTTGATGTGTCGTAGAACGTGAATCCAGGGCTGGACAACACGACCATTGCTTGTTGATCACTCATAACTGCCATCGTTGCACCGCCGTGTGACAGCCCAGACGGCCAACGGAGGTCCGCGTGTGAGTAAGGCGTGGGCAGGTGGATCGACAAGCCAGTCCCGACAGTTCCGGGCCGACATCCTGGACCGAGACCAACACCTCTGCCGACTCCGCTACGAACACTGCACCATCCAGGCCACCGAGGTACATCACCTTGACGGCAAGGCCAACGGCGATGACCCCAGCAGGGCAGTAGCCGTATGCCGTCGATGCCATTCCCGAGAGACACGGCAACAGACCATCCAAGCCGTTGCCCAACTCCCAAGGGCCAAGCGCACTCCTGAGCGCCACCCAGGGCTGCTCTGACTCGCACCCCCCAAAACAACAACAGACCCCCTGGCATCCACCCCTCCCCGGCCCCCTCGGCGCCATCTAGGGGTACTGCTGCTGAGGGTCAGCCTGGGTCTGCATGAGCGGCCCCCGTACCTAACACCCAGCCCGACATGGGCATTTGATCCCGACAAGGGAGGCACAATCATGGCCGGAATAGGACCTGCTCCCAAGGACCCAAGCCGTCTGGCAGGACACGGCGCAGCCAAGTCACGAGAGGCTGCAACCAAGCGCATCCAGGCTTCGCCTTCTCCACAGCCTGAGCTTCCAGAGGGTGTCGAGTGGCCCGCACGAACAGTTGAGTGGTGGCAGATCTGGGCTGAGAGCCCGCTGTCTGCGGAATTCACCAGTACTGACTGGGATTTCCTTCTGGATACCGCATTGCTGCATGCACGAGTGTGGGGCCAGGGCGACATGAAGCTCATGGCCGAGCTTCGGTTGCGCGTCTCAAAGCTCGGTTGCACCCCTGAGGACCGGGCACGCCTGCGCATTCAGTTCGTGGCTGCCGAAGAGGCAGAGAAGAAGTCGCCCTCCAACTTCCAGGCCCCGCGCACTGACCGCTATCAGGGCTTGCGAGCTGTCGGTAAGTCCTCGGCATAAATGCCCTGGCGCGGTCCTGAGTTTGAGGGGGAAGCCCCAACACTCGGCTGGACCTTCCTGGATTGGGCCTACGAGTATCTGGTTGTCCCAGATGGTCCGCTGGCCGGTGAACAGCTTGTCCTGACACCTGATCAGGCGTTGTTCTTCTTGGATTTCTATCGCCTGCACCCGGTTACCGGAAAGCGCGTCATTCGCCGTGCGGTGCTGTCGAGAGCCAAGAACTCTGGCAAGAGCCCGATCATGGCTGCCTGGGCTGCATTTGAGGCCCTTGGTCCCGCAGTACCCAATGGCTGGGATGCCGATGGTGAGCCCGTAGGTGCGCCCTGGCGCAGTCTGGGTTACAAGCCCAAGGTCCAGCTCGCCGCCGTCAGTGAGGACCAGGCGGGCAACACCTTTGATGCCCTGCTGGACATGATTCGCGGTGGCCCGCTGGTCGATGAGCCTGGCGTTGAGGCCATGCAAACCTTCGTCAATGTCCCGCGTGGCCGCATCGAGCCGGTAACAGCCTCTTCGACATCCCGAGAAGGTTTCCGTCCTGTCGCTTGCGTTCTGGATCAGACCGAATCTTGGCTACAGGCCAATGGTGGTATCCGCCTGGCCGCAACGCTCCGCAGAAACCTGGCCAAGACCGGTGGAAGCTCCATCGAGACGCCGAATGCCTTCCGGCCCGGACAGAACTCCGTAGCCGAGTACTCGCACAAGGCATGGGTTCTCCAGCAGGAAGGCAAGCTGCGCAGCACTGAGGCCGGCATTCTCTTCGATCACCGGGAGATGCCACCGGAGACGGACATCTACGACCACGACTCTCTGCTGGAGGGTCTGCGGTATGCCTACGGCTGCTCTGCCGACGCCCCCTGTGCGCTAGCAGAGCGCGGCTAGCACGCTACCCATGAACCGGGCTGGGTGGACCTAGAACGCGTCATTGCGGACTTCTGGGACCCATCTACCGATCCGTCTGACGGACGAATGTTCTTCGGAAACCAGATCACCTCGGCTTCCGATGCCTGGGTCACCTCTCAGGAATGGCTCTCGTGCGGACCTCAACGCGGTGATACCCCTCGGGTTATCGACCCCAGGGAACCAGTAGTCCTTGGCTTCGACGGTTCACGCTCACGAACCCGAGGCAAGGCAGATGCCACTGGCCTTGTCGCGGTGACCGTCAAAGACGGCCATGTCTTCGACGAGCCTTCCTGGACCTGGGAGCAGCCTGACGGTGTATC